CCCGCCGCCGCCGCGCCCGCCGCGACTCCGTTCGGCCCGAAGCCGATGCCGGTCCAGCAGCCCAAGACGCCTGCTCCGGCTACGATGCTCTCCGACGGCGGGAAGGTCTTTGTTCGTAAGCCAAATGGAAAGAGGTACTGATATGGGATGTAAGACTCGAAAGTACTCCGATGGCGGGAAGGTCATGGAGCGTGAGTATGGTGGGAACCCGTCGCTTGCGAAGGCGGTTGTCTCGAACTTCGGCGTCGGCGACGGGTACAGCTACGGGGCGAAAAAGCCGATGGCCAAGCCCGCACCGGCCAAGCCCGCACCGGCCAAGCCCGCACCGGCCAAGACTGCCCCTGACTCGCTTCGCACCACGCTCGCCAAGCGCAAGAAGATGCTGGACGAAATCTGAATCCTGTTGCAAACTGCGTTCGGCTAGTTGTAGACTTCAGGCAACGTGTGAGGAGTAAGCACATGCAAGGCAAGTTTCTTGGTGACACGAAGGGCAATCGCGACCTCCCGATCAATCGGTCGAGCGGTGGCGGTGGCGGTCATTCACCCGCTGGTGCCGGAAACGGCAGCAAGTTCCTCGGCCAGACGAAGGGCAATCGGGATCTCCCGATAAACCGATCGACCGGCGGGAAGGCGGCATGAAGCAGTCGAAGGGATCGAAGCAGATCAAGTCGGTTCGCCTGTCCCATCTGGACGGGGTCCGCGAAGTGTCTCTCGGTCACAAAGCGACTGCTGAGCGTTCGCCGCGCAACTACTCGAAGAGTGACGACGCGGTGGAAGCACGAGAGACGAGCGAGAACGACAACGACTTCGATGACGTGTCGGCTCGCAGGAAGAGATGGGGGATCGGCTGAAACCGACTCTCCAGCAGCTTGAGGCTCTCGCGAATCTTCGGGGTAACTCGGACTTCGCGAAGTTTCTGGAGGTCTCGCAGGAATACGAGCGAGAACTCTTGGATCGACTGGTGTGCGTAGCGGACCCCGCTATGATTCACCAGACACAGGGCGCGATTGTGGCTCTGCGTACGCTCCGAGAGATCTACGTTTCAGCTCCGGCGAGTATTGAAAAGTCACGGAAATAGAGGAACACGCATGAGTGCGCTCCCCAAAGCAGTACGAAAGCAGATCGAGGACGCGAATCGGTTGGCTGAGCAGCTCAACAACGAGCGGCTGAACCCGGCCTCGCTTACCCCGCCGGACGGAACTCCGGCTCCCGATCAGGGCGCTCCGCCCGCCGGTACTGCTCCGGACGACGGCCATCCCCCGCCGGAGGGTGGCAGTCCTGAGATCAAACCGGCATCGCCCGCCCCCGCTGCCGAAGGGTGGGAACAGAAGTACAAGGTCCTGCAGGGCAAGTACAACGCGGAGGTTCCGCGCTTGCAGCGGCAGGTGAATGACCAGACTTCGACCATAGAGCAGCTCAAGCAGCAGATGACTGCTACGCAGGGGATGCTCTCCGCGTTTGCTCAGAACCGGGTGGCCGCACCCGGCCAAGGTCAGGGTTCCGCGCCTGCGGCCCCGGCCTCTCTGGTCAAGGACGAGGAGGTCAAGGAGTTTGGTGAGGACTTGACTGACTTCATCGGTCGCGTCGCAGAGCAGAGGCTCATGGGACGGATCGACCAGAAGCTCCAGCCGGTCCAGCGGCAGGTCGACGAGGTTCGCCACACGGCCACGCAGGTGGCACAGGCGAACACGCAGACCTCGCACGAGCGGCTACTTGCCACTCTCGACAAGAACGTCGAGGGCTGGCGTCAGCAGAACAACGATCAGGGGTTCCTTGATTGGCTGGCGCAGCCCGATCCGTTCTCCGGGGTGACTCGTGGCGAACTGCTCGGGCAGGCGTACGAGCGTTTTGACGCACCGCGAGTCGAAGCGTTCTTCAAGGGCTATCGGAACGAACACGCAGTCGTTACGCCTCCCGCCGCTGCTCCTGCACCGCAGGCAGCATCACAGCGCCAACTGGAGGATTTCGTAGCTCCCGGACAGCCGAAGGCTGGCGGGGCGACTGGCGCTCAGGACGGGGCCGGAAAGCGGATTTGGACGGAAGCCGAGATCAAGCGGTTCTACGATGACTGCTCTGCTGGAAAGTTCAGGACCAATCAGGCCCGACGTGACCAGATCGAGCGCGACATCGTGGCGGCTGCGAGAGAAGGCAGAGTTCGCTAACCAGTTCTAAAACCAACTCCTGAAGGAGGAGCGCAGTCATGCCATATCCTATTGTTGGCTCGCCCTACAGCGGCAGCAACCAGTCCCCGGCGTACACGGGCATCTTCATCCCGACTCTCTGGAGCGGCAAGCTCGTCGAGAAGTTCTACGCGGCCACCGTCCTCGGTGCGATCGCGAACACGGACTACGAAGGCGAGATCCGCAATCAGGGCGACACGGTCAAGATCCGTACGCGTCCGACGATCTCGATCGCCGACTACGAGGCCAATCAGGCGCTGAGCATTCAGCGTCCGTCGAGCAACCTCGTCGAGCTGACGATCGACAAGGGCAAGTACTTCAACCTCGCGCTGGACGACGTGATGGAAGTCCAGTCCGACCTCGACATGCTGAGCATGTGGTCGGAAGATGCGGCTGAGCAGATGAAGATCTCGGTCGACACCGAGGTCCTCGACTACCTCAGCACCGAGACGCTGACGACCGGGCTGTTCGGCAACACTGCCGGTGTCATCTCGGGCGACATCCGCCTCGGCCTCCCCGGCAACCCGCTGTACCTCGGCAAGGCTGCCGTCGGTACGGGTGCGGGTGACAGCACCTCGAACGATCGCCTGATCACCGACGCCATCGTCGACTTCGGTCAGGTTCTCGACGAGAACAACATCCCGGAGACGGGGCGTTGGCTGGTCATCCCGGCGTGGATGGCGGCGATGATCAAGAAGTCCGACCTGAAGGACGCGTCGATCTCGGGTGACGGCACCTCGATCCTGCGTAACGGACGGCTCGGCATGATCGACCGCTTCACGCTGTACTACAGCAACCTGCTGCCTACGGCTGACGGCTACAGCTCGCAGACCTATGTGTACTTCGGCACGAACGCCGCTCTGACGTTCGCCGCCCAGTTCACGAAGATGGAGACCCTGCGGTCGGAGTCGAGCTTCTCGACGCTGGTGCGCGGTCTGCAGGTCTACGGTCGCAAGCTGGTCAACACGGCTGCGTTCGGTCGCGCGGTGGTCGCGAAGGGCTGACCCCTGAGCGGTCTGTAGAGGACCAGTCCCCCGGTGGAGTAATATCCGCCGGGGGACTTTTAGGGGTGTAGCCGATGGCCAAGACGTACCAGACTGCAATCGACGAAGCGCGTGAGATCCTTCAGGACACGGATACGCCGTATCGCTACGACGACTCCATCCTCCTGAACATCCTCAATCGCGCTCTGCAGGAGGTTGGCCGCATCCGCCCGGATGCGTTCTGGTCCACTTTCCTGACGGACGACATCGTCGTCCCCGAGGTCACTACGCTCGACCTCAGCACCACTTTCCCCATCCCCATGCAGTTCTACCTGCCTGTGGTGAGCTTCATCGTCGCATGGGCTGAAGTCCTCGATGACGAGTTCACGACGGACGGTCGCGCTGGCATGCTGATGCAGCAGTTCAAGACGCAGGTACTTTCGATATGAGCGCCTCAATCTCGATCTGGCTGAAGGACATCCTTCCCCGGACCCCCGGCGTTGTGCGCTCGGTTGCCAAGCGCGAACTGATCAACACGGCTCGCGAGTTCTACCGGCAGTCGACTGCATGGCGCGAGGTCTGCGAGTCGGTGTTCTTCGCCGACGGCGACTACCAGTACACGGTGGTCCCCCAGAACGCTGAGTCCGAAGTGATTCAGGTCGTGTCTGTGGAGGTCAACGGGATCCCGCTGGATGGCAAGGTCGAACGCCCTGTGGGTGATCGCGGCGCTGGAACCCCCCGCTACTGGTACCCCACCGGCCTCGACACCATCGAGATCTGGCCGACCCCGGAACAGTACGATGACGAGGTCAGGGTCAGGGCTATCCTGATCCCCACTGACGCCGCCGTGACACTCCCTGACATGGCGTACGGCAAGCACTACGAGGGTATCCTCGATGGAGTCCTCGGAAGGCTGTACGGGCATCCTGCGAAGCCGTACAGTAACCCGTCGATCGCGACGTACCACCTCAATCGGTTTCGCAACGCAATCGGGGAAGCCTCGGCTGAGCAGAAGCAAGGCGGCTTCGCTGGCCAGAACTGGCAGTATCCCCGCTTCGGCAAGTAGGAGTAGAACGTGTCTGCACAGAAGTTCGCCAACAACGCTAGCTCACTGCTTGCGGCGTCTATCACCGACATCGAGACCACCATTCAGGTGGACTCAGGCTTCGGCGCGCTGTTCCCCAATCCCGGCGCAGGCGAGTACTTCGTCATTGCACTGGAGAACTCCGCAGGCGATCTGGAGATCTGCAAGGTCACGGCGCGCGCTACTGACCTGTTCACGGTCGTTCGCGGGTGGGAGGACACGATCGCACAGGCGTGGACCAACGGCGTGACCCGAGTCGAGCTGCGGAACACCGCTGGTTCGATGGGCGGGCTGGTGCAGAAGTCCGGCGACACGATGGAAGGCGACCTAGACATGGGTGGCAACACCATCAACAACGCCGTGCTGGATGGCGAAACCGTCATCATGCCCGGTGCTGTGATCATGGGCGCGACGATCATGAACAGCAACGGGGACACCTGCAACGCACTGGAGGTTCCCGACAACTGTGACCCGCCGACTGTCGGCGGCTCCCCGATCCTGACCGTCCAGAGCTTCGATCCCCAGTCGGTGTTCACCGCTGGCATGATCATGATGTTCTACGGCTCCACTGGGGACATCCCGAACGGGTGGGCGCTGTGCGACGGGAACAACGGGCGTCCCGACCTTCGCAACAAGTTCATCGTCGGTGTCGGCTCCGACTACGTTCTGGGAGACACGGGCGGTGACGACCTGCTTACCGGCCTCGTTACGGGATCCAACGGCGGGCACACCCACACTGGCGTGACTGGCGAGACCACGCTCGACAGTACCATGATCCCCGAACACGTCCATGCGCTGTGGGTCCAGTGGAGCGGCGGGTCGGGCGATACGGAGCCGTTGGGTGCCAGCGGTGGCAACCGTGGCCTCGCTGGCAACAGAGACGGCACGAAAGCCTACAGTTCTGTGAACGGTGACGGTACCGACCTGATGGAGGGCAGTGGCGGCGGCTCTGAGCCGGATCCGCATACGCACACCATCGGTTCGGATGGCGCGCACACGCACACCATCGCCAATCAGGACAACCGGCCTCCGTACTTCGCACTCTACTACATCATCAAGATCGACCCGTCTGGTGATTATGGTGGCGCAGGCTCCGGCGGTGGCGGTGATGGCTCGATGTACGACATGTATGACGAGCGCGGATGCACGACCTATATCGGCGGGCAGTCGACGCTGATGGCGGACGTCGACATCGTGAGCGCGCAGGCACAGATCAACTGTTGCGAGTCGAACGTGTTCCGGATGGTATTGACTGAGAACACCACGCTGAACGGACTCAACAATCCGAGCAGTGGGCAGACGATCAATCTCATCATCAAGCAGGGCGGCTCTGGCAGCTACACGGTGACGTGGCCCGCGAACTTCCTGTTCGCAGGCGGCGCAGCGCCGACGCTCTCTACTGCCGTAGGGGCGAAAGACATCATCTCGTGCCAGTACGATTCAGCCGACGACGAGTGGTACTGCTCTCCTTCGATTAACTTCGCGTGATGGGGTAGGGCACGGTGTTCCCCACCATCTACATTCCCGGAAACGACGTCCTGCTCGGGACGACTACCTATGACCTAAATGCGGTCAGTGACTCGGCCAGCTCAGCCGCTGGCGCAAAGTCAGCGGGGTATCACTTTACCGGAGCTGGATTCGGAGGGCTACGAGCCGAGGACAGGGTTGTCGTCACCGTCAACCTCAGTGGTACCTACATTGCATGGTCTCCGTGGGGCATCCCTGCCTATTCTGGTGGAAACACTGGCTCGTCGTGGGGAATAGCACGAGTGAATGGGGTCGATGACTCCATCGACGTCGTCTCTGTGACCGGTGCCCCGTATGATGGATACGCAGCCGCTCGTGCGGCATGGATGGCTCAACATCCTGACGGCATCGAGTTCACTGGCAGCGACGAGTACTGGTTCTTCATTCGTGACTCCCCCACTGGAGATAATAGTGGCGGGGTGTCGATCACCGTGCAAGTGTTCGGACGGAGCAGATAAATGGGGCAGGTGATCAGACTGGAGGACTTCGGCGGAATGATTCCCCGAGTGTCGCCGCGACTACTGCCGAATAACGCAGCATCGCTGGCGCGCAACACGAAGCTGCTCAATGGAGAAGCTCGTGGGTTCCGTGCGCCCCGCGAGGTGGCCGACCTGACCTATGAGTCGTTCACGGTTCGCCGCGCGTACCGGCTCCAGTACAACGACCAGTACTATGGAGAGGGCGAGCATTGGCTCTCCTTCGACAGCAAGGAAGTCGACGTCGTGCGATCTCCGATCGTTAACGACAGGTACGATCGTTACTACTGGGCGGGCGACGGACGCCCGAAGTACAACACGCTCTCCCGCATCCTGCATGGGCTGGATCCGTACTACCTCGGCGTTCCTGCGCCTCTGACTGCGCCGACCATCACTCCGCCTGCGGGCAGCGACGAGACGCGGACCTACGTCGTCACGTTCGTGTCCGAGTACGGCGAGGAGAGCGGCCCGTCGCCCTACAAAGTGGCGACCGGCAACGCGGGGACGTGGGCGCTCACCAGCCTCCCCACCAGCGTTACTGAGTCGTCGTACAGGGACGTCACCCACAAGCGGATCTACCGCACTGTCGTGGGGAACAACTCAGCTCTGTACTACCTCGTGGCACAGGTCGCGCTCTCGGATACCAGCTACAACGACACCTCCGCCGATGACGAGGTCGTCCTGAACAGCGTGCTGGAATCCATCACTTGGGCTGAGCCGCCGGACGACCTCGAAGGGTGGGTCCTGATGCCCAACGGCTACATGGTCGGGTGGTCTGGCCGGAGACTGTGCTTCAGCGAGCCGTACCGTCCGCACGCGTGGCCCGCAGAATACGAGCTGTCGACGGAGTTCGAGATCGTCGGCCTCTGCGTCTGGGGTTCCACCCTCATCATCGGAACGAAGAGCCAGCCGTACATCGGGCAGGGTGTGACCCCCGCATCTTTCACGATGCAGAAGATGGACGCTGTCGAGCCGTGCCTGTCCCGCCGTGGCATGGTCGCTACCGTCATCGGCGCGTACTACCCGTCGATCAACGGCCTCACGTTGGTCAACTCCGCTGGAGTGCAGACCGTCACGCAGGACATCCTCACGAAGGAGGAGTGGGCGCAGTACAACCCGGCGTCAATCTTCGCCTCTCAGCTTGGGCTGCAGTACATCGCGTTCAATTCGTCGAACTTCGGGTTCGTGTTCAACCCGACCGAACCCAAGACGAAGCTGGTCGAGCTGGATCGTTTCCAGCAGGTGGCTGGAATCGAGACCGACAGGTACACGGGTAACGTGAACCTGATCATGGCCGACCGTGTGTACGACTGGGACCCCGAGGAAGTCGAACGCCTATGGTGGCGCTGGCGGTCGAAGGAGTTCCACCTGCCGAAGAACATCAACTTCGGCGCAGTCAAGATCAAGTTCAACACGTCGGACTACGAGATCGGCGCTGACATCACTGATACCTACGGTGCGTACAACGACGATCGGTTTGCTGATGGTGCGCTGAACGTGCTGGCGGGGCACCCGCTGAACGACAACGAGGTCGAGTACGACGACCCTGAGATGACGGATGAGATCATCTACGACCCGATGATCCCGCAGTTCAGGACCCCCCTCGGCGGTGGCCCGATGTACCCGCTTACGTCGATGTCGACGCAGTACGCTGGCGTGCGGTTCATTGCCTACACGATCGCTGGATCCGAGCGCACGAAAGTGTTTGACCGAGTGTTCTACGACGAGGATATCATCCGCCTGCCGGTCGGGTTCAAGCGCGACGTCTGGCAGTTCGAGATCTTCTCCAACACGCACGTCTACTCAATCACCATCGGTGAGACTGGTAAGGACCTTGCGCAGGCATGACGACGTTCAAGGCGAACCGGAAGTTCCCTAACCCGATCACGGTCAACGACGACCCTCGGTCGCACACGCTTGCGCTTCAGCAGGTCATTGAAGCCCTGAATATAGGACAGCGCAGGACGAAGGAAGTCGGAAGTAGCTACGTCCGAGTCAGCGAGCTGGTCGACGTCGGGCTGATCGAGATCGTCGGGAACCAGCTCAAGCTGACGAACCTTGGCACTGCCGTCGCTTCTGGTGGGGGCGGGGGGGCGTCCGCGCTTGCGGATCTAACAGACGTAGACCTTACCGGACTAGGGGACGGATACCTCCTTGTATGGAACGCGGTCTCGTCAATGTGGGAGGCCATAGCTGGCGCGTCTGCCGCTGGTCGGCATGCAGTATGGATAAGCGCAGGGGCCATGACCCCCGACTCTGCAGCTCCTTGCCAACAGCTAGCACTTGTAGCGTCTGGAAGCGGGTATCCCGACCTACTGACGCTGAACTTCGATCCGACGACGAAAGAGTCCGCACAGTTCTCCATGATGATGCCGAAGTCATGGAATGAATCTGGCATAAGTTTCGTCCCGGTGTGGTCGCACCCCGCCACGACCACGAACTTCGGCGTTGTGTGGGAGGTGCAGGCAGTCGCGGTAGGGAATGGAGACACGATACTCGCGAGCTATGGAACTGCTCAGTCTAGCAGCGACACTGGTGGGACCACCAACACCCTCTACTCCGGACCTGAGTCGTCGGCGATTACGGTAGCCGGATCTCCTGCTGATGAGGACGTCGTGTTCTTCAAGATCTCTCGTCTCGTGGCTGATGGTGGTGACACTATGGCTGTCGACGCTCGGCTTCACGGCGTGACGGTCTACATCAACACGGATGCTGAGACCGACGCATGAAGTACCAGCTTCAGCGAGGGCAGCTAGGGGTCTACGTCCCTCGTCCTGTCGAAGCGGTAGTCGCTTCTCGCTCCACGACCTTTACAGTCTCCAACAACGCTGGATGGGTACTCACCCCCGATACGATCGAAGTCTCTGGGCCTGAATTTTTGTCGGCTACCGCAGTGCAGTGCCCGCTCGCAGCAGGGTGGATCGTCACGTTCGGCTCGTACGAATATACTGCGTGGGGCGGAACCTCTAGCCACTACAGGTCTCTGACGCAACTCCCCACTGGCTATGAAGGCGGAAGTGTTGGCTGGCGGTTCGGAGGCTATGAGGGCTTCTGGGAAGGGGGAGCGGCAAATGCGGTATGTATAGGCGGTGTGGGGTATTGCTCTGGCGCTCCTACTGCTACTCGTGGGTTGAGCGGGTTTCAGGTGAGTGGGTCCACTAGGACCGTCGCTGCGGGCGCAAGGTTCAGCCACGCGAGAATCATCGACGTTGGGGCTGTCGGAGCGAGGCTTGTCAGGGGTAGTTGGCAGACATTCGGCACCACCCCCGCCGCGCTGTCTTTCACCGCCGCTCATAGGCAGGACGTCGTAGGGTTCTATAACGCCGGTACCCCTACTAGGGGTACCGTACCTGTCGGCTATGCTGGCTGGTATGCGATAAGTGGCGGTTCGAGCTGGCCTTCATCAACACCGACAGCCATAGGGTGCAGGTCGGTATTGATGCTTAATGGTTCGCAGGTACTTGCGCAGAGTGCGATAAATAGAGATGGCGGAAACAAACAGACCAATGCCTACGCGCTCTACTACCTAGAGGAAGGGGACTATGTCGAGGTGTTCAACCGGGCGTCCTCCAGCACCACGGTAAACCAAGCAAATGGTGCGTACGGATATCTGTCAATGGTGCGGGTCGGAGGAGCTGGTAGTGTCGGAGCATGCGTCCAAAGAGCGGCCACCCAAACGATCGCATCGGCTAGCGTGACGCCCATAGCTTTCGACACTGTCGTGCGGGATGACTTTGGCCTAAGCGATATCGGAGGGGCCAACCCTGAACAGCTTACGATCCCTGCTGGTGAGGGTGGGTGGTACATCGTTATTGGGAACTGCGCTTGGGCCGCGAATACCGATAACTATGTCCGAAAAGCAGTACTGAATGTGAATGGCAGTGCAGTGGCGCAGCACTCAGAGCTGTCTAATTACACGGGCACTAACTTCCCCGGATTTGGGGTGGGGATGGTGCTGAAGCTAGCTGACGGAGATGTGCTGACTGTGGATGCTGACAACAGTCACGTTTCTCTAGGTCGTGATCTTGTCGCGGGGGAACAGTATCTGGCCGCAGTGAGGGTAGGACAGTGACGTCATTTGAAAAAGCTCTGAAGCACACCCTCGGCATCGAGGGCGGATACAGCAACGACCCCGCCGACAGCGGCGGCAAGACTCGCTACGGCATCACCGAAGCGAAGGCCCGCGCTTGGGGGTACACGGGGGACATGCGCGAGCTGCCCGTCGAACTGGCGGAGCGCATCTACAAGCGGGACTACTGGGACATCATCCACCTCGACGAGGTCGCTGCGCTGAGCGAGCCTGTCGCACTGGAGATGTTCGACACGTCGGTCAACTGCGGCCCGTCGGTCCCTGTTAAGTTCCTTCAACGGGCACTTAACATATTCAATCGAGGCGGGACGGACTACCCCGACATCGCCGTTGACGGCCTTATCGGACGGAACACCCTCCATGCACTAGGTGCATTCCTCAAGCGTCGTGGTAAGCTAGGCTCCGACGTGCTGGTCGAGTCGCTGAACTCTCAACAGGGGGCCTTCTACACCGACTTGGCCGAGCGTAGACCGAAGGATGAGGCTTTTGCTTTCGGGTGGTTTGCAAACCGTGTACTGAAGAGGGCTGAGTAATGACCCCCATCATCGGCGGACTGATCGAAGCTGGCCTCAAGCTCATCGACAAGGTACTTCCCGATCCGCAAGCGAAGGCAGAAGCCAAGCTCAAGCTGATCGAGATGCAACAGAATGGCGAGCTGAAGCTGCTCGAAATTCAGATGTCCGCCATCGTTGCGGAGGCGCAGTCCGCTGATCCGTGGACCAGCCGCGCACGCCCGAGCTTCCTCTACGTCATGTACTCGCTGATCCTGTTCGCGGTCCCGATGGGGATCATCTCTGCCTTCTCGAAAGAGACCGCCGAGGCGATCTCGTCCGGAATGACGGGCTACCTATCGGCGATCCCCGACCCGCTCTATGCGCTATTCGGCACCGGCTACCTCGGATACACCGCTGCACGGCAGTGGGGTAAAGTCAAGGGTAGAGACAAGTGAGCGCCAACCGACAGTCAGACACTACGCAGGAGATGGGCGCAATGACGGGCCAGAGGAACGATGTGATCATCAGCAGGGTCGACGCGACGAAGTTCTTGTCGACCGAGTTCTTCGTCGGGCTGGTGTTCCAGACGATGGTGTTCCTCGTTCTGGGGGCGATCGCGTGGGGGCAGCTCCGCGCAGAGGTCGCGGGCGTCAAGGATGCTCAGGACGTCTCGGAGATGGCTGGCAACCCGGCCAAGATCGCCCGCATCGAGACGCAGCTTGCTTCCGTAGTCGACAGCCAGAAACTGCTACGCGGAGACGTCAAGGACCTCACTGCTGCCGTAGACAAACTGAAGGACGAGGTACGGCGCGGGAACCGATGACGTGCTGACCACGGCGAATCAGGCGGTCCTGTGGGACTTCCTCAGAGAGAGGGTCGGGATTCCGTGGAGCAGCGACCTGATCTGTATCGGTAGGGTCGAGAACAACGAGCTGGTCGGGGTGGTGGGGTTCCACAACTTCACTGGCACTTCCTGCCATATGCACATGGCCGGGGACGGGGGCCGCTGGATCAACAAGCAGTTCATCCGGGCAGCCTTCGGGTACGTTTTCGAGATCTTGAACTTGACAATGGTGTTTGGAATAGTACCTTCTGGTAATATCCGGGCACTTGGGATAGACCGCAGACTGGGATTCGAGGAGCTTCTCTACATCCCCGGCGCGCATCCTGACGGTGGAATCCACATTCTCCAGATGAAGCGGGAGCAATGCCGCTGGTTGAGGAAACCTGATGGGAAAGAAGTCGACCCCCAATCCGCCTGACCTGAGCGGATATACCGATGCTCTGCAACAGCAGGGCGAATGGTCGTTCCTGACGAGTCAGGAGCAGCTCGCATGGGCACGCGAGCAGGACGCAACCAACCGTGAACTCCTGCAGCAGGTCCTCGGCCCGCAGATGGAAGCGCAGGCCGATCAAGCTGCGTGGGCCAAGAAGGACCGGGCACGTTACGAGAACGTGTACCAGCCGCTTGAGGACAACCTGATCCAAGACTTTCAGGACTACGGCAGCGAGGATAGGCTTGGCCGCAACCGTGGCCGCGCGATGGCTGATGTGGCCTCGTCGTTCGACGCACAGCGGCGCAACGCGCTCCAGCGACTGGAGTCCTTCGGCGTCGACCCGTCCCAGACCCGCAACGCCGCGCTCGACGTGTCCATGCGGACGCAGCAGGGCGCAGCGATGGCGGCGGCTGCCACCAACTCCACGCGTATCGACGAGGACAAGGCCCGCGCGCTGCGCGCTGACGCCATCAACATCGGTCGCGGCATGCCTTCGCAGGTTGCCCAGTCCTATGGGCAGTCGGTCGCCGCAGGTTCGCAGGCGATGGGCGGCGCGAACTCGACCTTCAGCACGTCTGCTGGTGCGATGGGCAACCCCACTGCATGGGGCGCGATGGGGCAGTCTGGCATGAACTCCGCTGGCAACATGGCCACGCAGGGCTTCAACAACCAGATGTCGGCCTACAACGCACAGCAGCAGGCCAACGCGAGCATGTATCAGGGCATCGGCTCGGCGGTCGGCATGGCAGCCATGCTGGCCGACGGCAAGCAGCCGCCCAGTGCCATCCCGACGACCCCCGGCCACATTGCGGCGGGTCCCGGCGATGGGTCCGGCATCGACGACCGGGTTCCGGCCACGATCGTCAACCCGCAGACGGGCGCGCAGATCGCTGACGCTCGGCTTTCCACCGACGAGTACGTCATTCCCGCAGACGTGGTGCGCGCCAAGGGCGTCGAGTTCTTCGACAAGCTCCTCGACCGCTATCACACGCCTGCGGCACAACAGCGGCAGCAGGGGATCCCGGCATGAGTGGACAAGGCTTTGGCTCCTTCATGGAGGGGCTGCAGGGTGGCATCAGCACCATGCAGGACATCCGCCGCAAGAAGCAGCTCGACAAGATCTACGATCAGGAGATCACGCTCGGTGACGAGCGGGTGACTGGTCGAGACTTCAGCCGTGCCCGTGCTGGCCTCGATCCGCTGAAGAAGAGCAAGTCGGGTGATCCGTTTCTGTACAGGCTCATGGAGAAGCTCGGTCGAGGGAACGACTCGAACGAGTCGCCCACTGCCGGGGCACTGCCGGTGGCCGCTGAGGCTGACCCGGAGCCGATCGTCCTGAGTGGCGACTACGACCCGTCGGCGGAGTGGGTCGACCCCGAGGCTGACGTCGCCCTTGCCGATGCTGGAAGCGTCGACGATGCGATGCGTCGCGCTGAAGAGCTGAAGCTCGAAGAGGACACTGGCCCGAAAAAGTCGTCGCGTCCGAAGATGACCGAAGCGGAGTTCGATGAGAAGCGCGCTACCGCCAGCAAACAGACGGGGCGGGCAAGCGAGATCCGCCCTGTCGAGCAGGTCTCCAAGGGCAGTAAGAAGATCATCAGTAAGGTCGGGGCTGAGGTCGGAGAGGCCATCCCGACCAAGGCCAAGTGGTATAAGCCTAGCGGTTACGGCCTCGCAGCGAAAGAAGGCGCTGGTGTACTGTCCAAGGCTGGCCGGTGGGTCGGTCGCGCCGCCGCGCCGCTCGCAATCGGTGGCGCAGCCGCTGGAGGCATCCGTGGTGCGCTGGATACCGAGACCACTGGCGACGGGTTCTGGAGCGATGTGGGGCAGCGTGCAGTCGGCGCAGGGAAGGGCGTCGTCGCGGGCCTGCTCAATCCCATCGACTCCATCTTCGGCGTTGGTGGAGAAGAGGAAGCAGCAGTAGCGCCCCCCGAGGAGCAGAAGGTGGCCGGATCAGGTCCGAGAGGACCGAGGCGATATCCGGGACAGGGGCGTCCGGCATCGGCGATCCCTACCGCCCCCTCCGCACCCGGTGCCGCAGCCGCTGGTCCGGCTGAAGAACCCAACCCGCTCGACGGCTTCGACGTGTCGAAGGTCGCGCCGGAGGACATCCCGAACTTCTCCGTGAAGGACTGGGAGAGCTTCCGCGAAGAGAACATCAAGGAGCTGGTCGCCAACGGCATGAGCTACGCCGAGGCGTGGGACAAGGTCGACCAGCAGACCGTGGCGACGCAGCAGCGCGGGTTCATGCACTTCGCGAAGCAGGCATACATGGCACTGGGTAAGGACGGGAAGTACTCCCCGGCAGCCGCCGCCGCTGTGAGGGCTGCGTTCCAGTACCTGCCGTCCACGACGGACATTCAGGTGGGGGACTACAACGGCCACCTTGTGGCGTTCAGCATCGACGAAGAGACCGGCGAACAGGTCGGCACTCCGATGGTCGTCACTCCGCAGCTCCTGCAGTCGGCGATGATCAACTTCCAAGATCCCAAGGCATGGGCAGAACACGCGCAGGACAACCGGAAGATTGATCAGGCCGACCGTGAACTGGGTCAGGGCGATCGTCGCCTCGATCTCCTTGGCGATCAGGTTGGCATCGAGCGGGAGAACGCGATCACGAATCGCATCAAGGCAATCGGCGATCCCGGTGGTGGACCGGGCGGCTCGGGCGGCATGAAGCTCTCCGATGCTGACCGGCACACGCAGTTCTGGCAGGATGAGTCCTTCGCGGCGGCGGGCGGCGACAGTGATCTGCAGGCCGCGATGGCCGCAGTGATGTCGTCGCTCTACACCGAGGACGGCGGCAACACCCGGCCCGAAGTGATCTCTCGTCAGGTCAAGGCTCTTGCCAAGACCGAGGAAGGACGCGCTAAGATCTTCGCTGCAGCCAACCAGTACGCAGGCGGCTAACATGTCGATTCGTGACTACCTCTTCGGACCGAGCGCCGCAACGGGTTCGGTCGAGGCCCCCGGTGCATCTGCGCTCAACGCGACCCGCCGCGAAGCGATCCCCACTGCCGGTGGCGGGTTCTCCACTGCAGTGGAGCGGCTGCTTGGAAGAGAGGGCGGGTACTCCAACGACGCCGTCGATCGCGGCGGCGCGACCAACTTCGGCATCAGCTCGCGCTCCTACCCTGACCTTGACGTGTCCAAGCTGACGCGCGATCAGGCAGCGCAGATCTACAAGCGCGACTACTGGGACGCAATCGAAGCGGACAAGCTGCCGGAGGCGACCCGCGAGATCGCGTTCGACTCGGCGGTGAACCACGGTGTCGGGCGGACCCGGCAGCTACTGGCTGAGACCGGCGGCGATCCGGAGCGGCTGATTGCCGCACGCCGGAAGCTGTACAACGACATCGTCGCGAAGGACCCCTCGCAGCAGAAGTTCCACCGTGGCTGGATGAACCGGCTCGATGGACTCTCCGGGGGCAAGGCCATCAGTTCCGTCGAGGAGTTTGGAAGCGGCGGGGGGGAGTTCCCGATGCCTTCGTCGGAGCCGCGCCAGCGCAGCGCGGCGTGGGCCTCGATCATGGGGTCGGAGGTTCAGCAAGCGATTCCGGAAGGCGGCGTGACCGGCGGCGACTTCGGACGTGCGGCGGCGATCACCGCCGGGGACTTCGTCAAGGCCCCTCTGGCCGCGCTGGAGAACCTCACTGGCCAGCTCAGTGGCGAGGGCGGCACTGATGCCGAGAAGGCACTGGCGGGCAACCAGCGCGATCTGGCGGGCGCTCGTCGCAGCATTGGGGAGTGGCAGAAGGGCTTCTTCGAGTCCATGTCCCCCGAAGCCATCAACATGGCGCAGCGGGAGTTCCTGACGCTCGACCCGGCCAAGACCATGTGGCAGGGCGGCGTGAAGGACTTCATGGCGTCCACGGCCCTGAAGGGCGTACTGTCGCTCGGCCCGACCATCGGCCCGATGGTGACGACGGCCCTGCTGTCCCGGCTCGGCGTCGGGGCTTCGGCGTCGACCCTGTTCGGCGCGCAGGAAGGTCTCATGTCGGCGGGCCTCACCGCCGCGCAGATCGCAGACGACATCGAGCAGACCCCGATGGACGAGCTGCGCAAGGTCGAGAGGTTCCGCAACCTCGAAGCCCAGTATGGCGAAGCCGAAGCCAAGCGCCGATACACCAACGACGTGCAGGGGGTGATCCCGGCGGTCTCCGGCCTGCTGGTCGGCTCGATTGCCAAGGGTGTAGGCAAGCCGCTCGACAAGATCTTCGGTATCGGAGAGGGCCTCGGACTGGCAGGGCGCATCGGAACTGGCGCGATGGTCGAGGGCCTGCAGGAAGGTCCCCAGTCGTTCGTGGAACAGGTGATGCAGAACTACGCCGAGATGGCGTACAACTCGGACATCAACCTTCTGGACGGCGCTGCAGAGCAGGTCGTGCAGGGCATGCTGCTCGGCGGCATCATGGGCGGTACGTTCGCTGGCATGTTCGGCAACCGACCCCAGACTCGGGCGCTGTCGAGCGACCCGGTCCCGGCGGACATCCGGGCGGCACTGGGCGGAGAACCCAAGCGGGGTGGGGGCGCACCCAATCTGGGTAGCGCCATCCCGACCGGAGGCCCTGATGAAGGCGGCGGCGGTGGGCCGACCGAACCGACGGCCCCCGACGTGGGCGGGCTTGAACTCGCGCCGGACCCGACCAGCACGCTGGTAGGCGATAGGCTCGCACCGTCAGAGGCGCAGCAGCAGGGCGGGATTCCGTTCGAGGCTCCCGACACCCTGCCGACCGACTCGGTGGACTTCCCTCAGCAGGAGGCCCTTACTCCCGGCCCCCGCCGAAAGATTACGGCCCCCAAGGGCGCGATCCCGCTGGAGCTGGCGACCCGGCCCAGTGAGCAGCCGATACCGGAAGTACCGGCGGACGTATCCCCGCTCGATCAGGCAGTTGCCGCCGATGTTGCCGCCGCAGCGCAGGGGCTGCCGTGGGACCCGAACGCTCAGGCCCCGCAGCCTGAACAGCAGCTCGCAGACGTGCCGCAGCCCGCCGCCGGGTTCGAGGCCAACCAGACCCGCGTCCCGAACCCTCGCCAGCGCACCCGATCCGAGCAGCTCGGCTACCGGGTCCGCATGCGCGGGCCGAACGGCGAGATCCTTTCCAGCGAGCTGGTGGAAACCGGCACCCGCGCGAGGCTTAAGGCGCACCAGATGGAACGCGGCCTGCGTGGCCGGAACGATGGCCGGTACGTCGAGGTGCTTCCTGCCCGCCGGACCTTCCGGAACGACCAGACCCCGACCGCCGAGCCGGTCAGCGACGTCATGGCCCAGATTCAGGACATGAACAAGCATGACCCGCTCAGCCGCAAGACGGATCCGGAGGCGCGCACTGGCGTCTACCTGACCCGCGAGACGCTGGACAACCTCCGTGAGGCTGGCCTGCTCGACAAGGCGCTCCGTGGCGGCGTGCCGATCCGCAACTTCGACACCTACGGCGGCATCATGCTGGCGGCGGACGAAGGCGTGGCTCAGGAGCTGATGCAGCTCATCGAGGACCCGAAGTCGAACATCGACGAGGTCATCGGCCTCGCCACTGGTGCAGGGAACGGTAAGCCGGGCGGGACGAACCCGGTCGTCCAGCTCCTCGATCAGGATGGGAACGTCATCCGCGAGCGGCAGGTAACGCCGGAAGAGGCCGAGCCGACGAAGGCCGCATGGGGGCCGATGGCGCGCGTCATGCCGCTGGAGCAGGCACTGGCCATCCGCCAGAACCGCATGCAGCGGGAGAAGGCCGAGCGGCAGGTCTCTCGTGAGCAGCAGGCGTTCACCGAGACGCGGCCTGACCAGCAGGTCGAGGATATCTTCAACGAGAACTCGATGACCTCCGACCTCGCAGAGGAAGCGGGGGCACGGGCGCGGCAGGGTGGGTTCGAGGAGGACATCGGCGCGCGGCTTGATGACCTCGCGATCGAAACCCGTGCCGATGAGAAGAAGCGCCGCAAGGTCGATAAGCGGATTCCGGCTCCCGAGGACGTACAGTTTCAAGGCCGAGAACTCGTCGCGAGCAAGCAGAAAGAGACCGCGAGCCGTCGACGTGCAAACACGCTCCGTGGTGAGGTTGAGTCGCTGACGAAGCAGGTCGCTGCTCTCAAGGCGCAGATCAAGGAGCGCGATAAAGATGCGGCAGAGAACAAGGTACGCGTCAAGGACGAGACGTACTCCGACTGGCTGAAGAAGCGGGCGGCTACTCTCCCCGCCAACGAACAGCTCGCGAAGCTCCAGCAACGGGTGAAGGACCTGACGGCTGAGATCACCGAGTTGGAGGAAAGTGCCAAGGCGGATAAAAAGTCCGTCGAAGGCTCTATGGGGCATCGCGGATACCTGTCGAAAGAGTACGCTGCCCTGTACGACCAGCTCAGGGACGGGGCCATTCGTGTCGAGATGGCTCGCAAGACTGGTAGTGTTCAGGCGGTCACTGATGCAGAAGCCGACTACGACGAACTGATCAAGAAGCTGCAGGCGTTCTACGGCATCGAGGGGGGGTTCACGAAGGCCGAGGCCCTCGCGAAGGCCGTGAATCGGTATTCCCCGAAGGCACGAAAGGAGACCCTCCGTGCTGCAGCCGCCGCGCGTGAGGAGGCTCAGGCAGCGAAGGACAAGGCCGAAGAGGATGCGCTCGAAGTTGTTCGCCAGTCGCGTGAGGAGCGCAGCAGGCGGATGGACGCGGGGACGAAAACCCGTGACGAGCGGATCATCGCCCGTGGCGACGAGGCTCGCGAAGAGAAGAAGCAGCGAAACATCGCCGAGGCCAAGAAGGTCTCGATCCCTGAAGTTGCTGCCAAGCTGTCGCGGATGCGCAAGCGCATCTCGACCCCGGAAGGCCAGCGGCTTGTCGAACACCTGTTCATGGTCCTGTCGCCGTCGTCGGTACGGAACATCGACCAGTTCATCGAGAGCGGGAGTGCAGACGAAGCCATCAGGCGGCTCGAAGCCCTGAAGGCCGCTGGCAAGCTGAGCGAGAAGCGGTTCGAGTGGCGGAAGAAGCTCGCCATGCGCCGCATCGAGCAGGCCGACGTCAAGGCTCGAACGGCGGTGGCGCAGGCCCTGATCGAGACGAACCAGCTCCTGCAGCAGTGGCTGTCGGACTACCGTCTGGCCATCCGCTTGGCCACTTCGGCGGACGTCGAAGAAGGCGTCAAGCGCCGCAACTACACCATCTTCGCGAGAGCGGCGGAGCTGTCCGAAATCCTCGGCGGTCTCCGTGCGTACCAGCAGGGCGACATCTCGATCGCCGACGACGCGGCGCGGGTGCTGGCCCACCGGATCTCCGGCCTCGTGGTCCACGGCAAGCGTAACGGCGTGGCCACCGAGATGGACATCGACGGGTTCTGGGATGCTATCGCGAAAGGGCCGATGGCCTTCCGTGACTACCTCGCAGACACCGTGCAGTCCCGTGAGGACTTGCCCTTCCCGTCGTACCTGACGATGGCCGACTTGGAGAAGGCATCCCTCGGTACGCTGAACGCGCTCTACGTCAAGGCGATGGAGCAGCTCGATGGCAGTCGTGCGACCGATGGCCAGCGCAGAGAGATGGTGAAAGCCATCAAGAAGGCTGCCTATGCTCGCGGGCTGAAGCTCAGCGACAAGCCGAAGAAGGTCGAGATCAAGGTCTGGAACAATAGCAAGCACGAGTACGTCACGATTCCTCGGACGATATCGCCGAGGAAACTGTTCGCTGAAACCTTCCGGCGTAGCTACGGACTTAAGGGCGCGGACTCGCGCATGAGCATGGAGCAGCTCAAGCACCTGTACCTGAATGGTGCGGAGATCCACGTCTGGGACAACGGCTACGTCACGTTCCCCAATGGAAGCGAGAAGCCGAACCCCGCGATGCAGAAGGGCAAGATGCGGGTCATCAAGCTCCCGCCGCTCGGTACGGCACTGCCGGAGGCCGCTCCGCTCAACGTGCGCGCTCGTCGGGTCCCTCCCGAGAAGAAGCGTCGTACGATCATGCGCGCGGTCAGGGCGCAGGGCCGAGAGAACTATGGTGGCAAGTCGGTGTCGACGGGGCTGGTCAGGAAGGCCACGTCGGATACCGATCGCGCCCGCGCCGGGGAGAAGTACAACACGGACATCCTGCTCGGTAGCTTGCCGCCGAGAGAGCTTGGTAAGCGAGCTGCAGAGTACGACGAAAAGCGATCCACTGCAGTAGAGCTGTTGTCTACCGCGACGACCGATGGCGAGGTCCTGCTGGCGAACATGGCCACCGCGAAGTGGACCAAAGCTGCTGGCGGTGGACAGGAGGTCCTGCACGCCAAGGCATACGTCCGCTGGCTCTATGAGTATGGAGTGTCCCTGCAGAAGGCCGACCCGAAGAGCTGGAAGGGCATCTACGAGATGCGACGCGTCGGACAGGACCTGATGGAGCTTGCTTCGCTCAGCCCTGAAGAGTTCGTCAGCAAGGTCAACTCGAAGTTCCGGGCCGAGATGAACGAGCAGGTGTTCCGTGCAGTCGCGCTCGACCCCGTGAACCTGAAGGGCCTTCGGGATCCCAAGACGCGGGCAAAGCTGCTGGCCGAGTCGCACGACCGGCTGCGAAAGATCATCATGTTCCACAAGCGCCTGACGGAAGCGTGGCAGCAGCACCCGATATTCCTGCAGGACATCCAGCCGGTACTCAACAAGATCTCCGACTCGATCCAGCGTGATGGCTGGCCGAGCGCCAAGTTCACTGCCGAGGAACGAGAGGCCGTCAAGCGCGTCCTTGAGGAGTGGAAAACCGCTCGCGACCTTCCGCTGATGGAGCGCGGAAAGCTATATCAGGCATGGGGGGTTCCCGCGAAAGCAGGGGAATCCCTGACCCCGACCGGCAAGAAGTCGCTCGAAGGGATCGCAACGTGGGCTGAAAACCTGTACGACGATTTCTATATGCCGCTGAGCGCCATGCTCCGCGACTCCGGCTTCTTCAATCCCGACGAAGCACTGATGAAGCAGTACTCGCGTCGCTTCAGCAAGTACGACGACCAGTCGACTGGGCCGGTGGAGGTCCTGATCGAGGGCGAGAACTGGAAGGGGCAGGCCGAGACGGCTCGCCGATTCGCCTCGGTGGCCACGCCTGACCCCGTGGCGCTGGCAGCGGCGGAACTCGACCAGCGCAAGGCTGAGATCCGCGACCGCGAATTGGCGGCGATGGACGACGACGAGGCGGAAGAGCTGAACGCTGGCGAGGCCAAGCGTCGCAAGCAGCTCATCTCGTCGCCGCTCGGCAGGACGGCCACGTCGGCCCGCAAGCTGCTGGCCGCGAACGACACCATCGTGCAGTTCCACAAGGTACTGTACAACCCGGCTGCGTCTGTCAGGCAGGTCGCGCTGGCCGAAGCCCGCATGCTCACCAACCTGCGTGAGGCAGGGCTGCTCACCGAAGCTGGTGGGAAGGTGACAATTGGCATCCCGAGCGCCGCGCCGGTCATAGACCAGCTCACGAAAGAGCTGGCGGACCTGCGTGAGGCCGAGTCAGATCTGGAAGCAGTCAGGGAGCCTGAGACCGCAGACGAGTTCTCAACTGTCCCTCTGATGGATATCAGAGCTGCCAAGGAGAAGGCCCGCATCGCCGGAGAGATCAGGGACGTCCTCGACGCTCTGGACACGGTCAGAGAGCTGGCGCTCGGCAACAAGCGCGCTCGCACGATCGACTACACCCCCATCGGCGAGCGACTGTCCGATGGCGAGCTGACGAAGGAAGCTGCGCGGCTCGAAGCGGGCAGCGTGCTGACGGGCTTTCAGGTCAAGGCCCCGAAGGCCGAAAGGCTTGGGGAGGAGCGGGCCAAGACGCGTGGCGACAAGCTCAAGGAGCGTGCGAAGGCCGCTGCCGAGGAGAAGAAGCGCCGCGAGGGTATGACCTACGAGCAGCGAAAGGCCGCTGAGTCGTATGATCGCCGTGGCTACGGCAAGCTGAAGTTCGACGTGTCAGCGATGGAGTCCGACTACGGCAACGCCAGCGAGCCGGAGTACGAAGCGTTCTTCGGCCTCCGCGATCGCCTGCGCAGTAATCCCTCCTCGCTTGGGGAGCTGCTGTCGTTCATCGGTGACAAGCTCGGCCCTGACCACAAGTACCAGCCGCTGATCCGGCTGATCAACAAGTTCGCCGCGCACCGAGAGCTGACTGTACGGTTCTCTCAGGACATGGAGTCCGACAACCCCGGCTCACTGCTGTTCAGAAATGGCGTGCCCGAGATCCACCTCAACGAAGATCTGTTCACCCAGATCGGGTACAGCCCGCTGCGCGCGCTTCACGTCGTAATGCACGAGGCGGTTCACGCGGCCACCACGCGCAAGATGACCGACAACCAGCCGATGACGGACGCTCTGAACATGCTCCGCAAGGTGGCGATCAGCCGTCTCGGCGGAAAGTTCGAGTACGCCACTGGCGACGTGTTCGAGTTCGTGGCAGAGGCGTACACCAACTCCGAGTTCCAGCGCGCACTGAAGGCGATCAAGGTCAGCGACGTCAAGGACGCCACCGTGTGGACTCAGTTCGTGACGTGGGTGAGGAACCTGCTCGGCTTCGATCCGCAGTTCGACAACCTGCTCGATGCGGTGATCTCCCTGCAGACCCAGACCTTCGGTGGCGATCCGTACAACAGGATGTCGTCCCGCAAGGTGATGCAGTACAAGGATGAGGCAAGGCTCGACTTCAAGGACCCGCACGTCCAGTCACTGGCGGACAGCGCCTTCATGCAGAACGAGATCGTGCAGGACTCGATCAAGAAGGCGTCCTCGCTCGGCAACCGGGTCAAGGAAGGCGGGCAGAGCTTCCTCCTGAAGGCGCTCTCGATGCGCCAGCTCGATCAGTTCTATAGCCGGTACTTCAGCAAGGATGGGAAGAACCCCCTGTCCAAGTACATGGAGGCGTTCGAGGGCCGCAACTCCTACGCATCCGAGCTACTGGAAGAGGCCGACAAGCTGTCGCGCCGCTGGACCGAGGTCGAATCCAACAAGAAGGACGAAGGCGTCGAGCTGTCCCGGATAATGCACGACGCGACGGTACAGGGCGTCCATGCGGATGAGGCCGGTTCCGCACTCAACGGACGGTTCCGCGCGCTCAGCCCCGCAGCGCAGCAGCTCTACAAGGACGTCCGCGAGTACTACAAGACGACGCAGCAGCGCGAGGTCAAGCTCATGCTGGCCAACGCCCTGCGCGCCAGCAAGCTGTGGGACGGCACTCCCATCGAGGCTGAGGACATCGACCTCGAAGGCATCACGAAGGGCGACTGGCTGCAGAAGAAGCTCGGCTTCGACGTCAAGGCTGAGAAGGCCAAGCTGCTCGCTGCCAAGAAGTCGCTCGACAACAAGGCGTTCAAGGCCCGTGAGGCCGACTTCGAGAACACGGTCGAGGAGATGAAGCTCATCGCTCGTATGGCGAACATCCCGACCTTGAACGACGGACCGTACTTCCCGCTGATGCGCTTCGGTGACTACGCAGTGAAGGCGGAGCGCGTGAAGGCCCATGAGACCTACGCCACTCGCAAGGAGCGGTCGGAGGCTATGGACGCGTGGCAGGAACAGGACCCGACCCTGCAGTTCAGCTTCCCGGAGACCGAGGATGGCTTCGGGCTGACGGTGAGCGAGGTCGAGTTCCGACTGGCAGAGACGGCCACCGAGGCCAAGGCCAACCGAGAGGAGCTGCTGGCCGACTACGCTGGCGGAACGGTCACGCCGGTCCAGCTCAAGCACAACCTGATGAACAAGGAGACGACGATCTCCAGCAACCGCGCGTTGCAGACGCTGCTCGGCAAGCTCGACGGCAACGCGGCGGCGCAGGCAGCGATGCGGGAGTTCTACATCAAGTCGCTCAGCGACCGCTCGTTCCGCAAGCGTGAAGCGAAGCGCAAGAACATGCGCGGTGCTGACCCGACGAAGCAGCATCGGACCTTCGGCGCGTACTCGAAGTCGGCCAGCTACTACACCTCGCAGCTCAAGTACGGCCATATCATGGCGGACGCCAAGGCCGAGATGCAGCAAGTGATCGACGCGCACGCTGACGAGTCGGAGATCAGCGCGCTCCGCATGGGGCAGATCCGGGAGGAGATCGTCATCCGCGACGATCAGGCGGCGACTATCACTGACGTCCCGGCGTTCGTCCGCAAGGCGGTCGAGACCGGGCAGGTGTGGCTGCTGCTCTCGCCGTCCTACTGGATGATCAACGCCACGCAGCCGTGGATGGTTACGGTTCCTTGGCTAGCGGGCCGCAGTGACATGGTCACGGCGACGAAGGCGCTGGCGCATGCGCAGAGCCTGATCATCGACCCGCTCGTGACGCAGGGGATCAAGTCGTGGGGTGGCGTGAAGGCGATCCGCTCCCGGCTGGCGGCTGAGCAGGCGTTCGGAGTTTTGGAGAACGTGGAGGCAACGCTCAAGCAGAAGCTCGGTGCCGACGCCAAGCCGCTGCTCGACATGCTCACGACCCTGAAGCGCGAGTCGATCATCGACCTGAGCTTCATCGCGGAGCTGCGGAACATCGCCGAGGGTCAGGACAAAACCGCGTGGGATCGGGTCATGGACGCCTCCCGCGTGATGGCCCACCTGACCGAAGTGAACAACCGAATCATGACGGCCATCGCCGCCTACAACGTGGCAGTCCAACAGCACCGCGCGACTGTCGCTGCGGGCAAAGTGAGGATGACGGAGCAGCAGATCCACAACGAGGCGACTGATTTCGCCAAGCGGGCGGTCGCCGAGACGCAGTTCGACTACTCGGCTGCGAACAAGCCCCGCCTGTTCAGTTCCAGCGATGCGTGGTGGAAGCCGCTGGTGTTCCAGTTCATGCAGTACATTCAGCACATGTATGTGCTGTTCGTCCGGCACGCCGCCATGTGGTGGAACGCGCCGCGCGAATCGAATGAGGCCAAGGTAGGGCGGCGCGTGGTGCTTGGGCTGCTCGGTACGCACCTCGCCGCTGGCGGTATGCTCGGCGTCACTCCGCAGCTCGCGAAGTGGGGCATCGGGCTGGCGCTGATGGCCTTCGGCGCGGGGGACGATGCCGACAAGAACTTCAAGCACTGGGCGTCTGGCGACTACTACGACAACGTCATGAGCGATGCGATCGCGTGGCTGGTTGGTAACGGAAAGGCTGGCGAAGCTCTCCGTGCTGGCCTCCCTCGGCTCGCGGGCTTCGACCTGTCGAACCGACTGGCGTTCCTCCAGACCTACATGGTGGACCTCGACACGAAGAACGCTGACACCCTGTACGGCAGCCTCGTGACCAGCTTCGGCGGGCCGATGTTCGGCATCGCTGGCAACGCGTTCATGGCGGCACAGCTCGCGCTGGAAGGCGACGCTGACAAGGCGATCGAGAAGCTGGCACCGAAGATGGGCCGGGACGCGGTGCGGGCCGTCAGATACTGGCGCGAAGGGCTTGTGGACAACAGTGGCAAAACGATCGTCGGCGCAGACAAGATGTCTCCGTGGGAGATCTTCCTGACCAGCATGGGCTTCCAGCCCTCGCAGATCTCGGAGACCTACGCCCGCAACACCCGCGCTCGCGAGTCCGAGGGCTACGTTGCCCAGAGGAAGGCGGAGATCTCCAAGGCGTACCGCAAGGCGCGGTCCACTGGCGAGATGAGTTCTGTCATGGCAGACTTGCGCGAACACAACCGGCAGCACCCGAATCCGAAGGATCGCATCTCGATGTCGCAGCTCATTCGCAGCGCACGGCAGATGCAGAAGGCGGAGCGGAACGTCCAGCGATACGGTGTCGACGCTGGTCGCCGGAGCAGAGAGTACGACGACGATACCTACAACGTGGAGTGAACATGACGAAGCCGCGCGACTACAAGAAAGAGTACGCCAACTACCACAGCAAGCCGGAGCAGAAGCACAACCGTGCCCTGCGCAATGCGGCCCGCCGTGAGATGGAGCGTGAAGGGAAGGTCCATAAGGGCGACGGCAAGGACGTCGACCACCGCAAGCCGCTCGACAGTGGCGGCTCGAACTCAGCCGCTAATCTTCGGGTTCTGTCGAAGGCGAAGAATCGGGGCTATCGCCGGGATTCCAAGAACCAACCGCGTTGAGGTCGATCTCCATCGCCCAGATTCTCGGCCCCGCGTAGGTCGTACGCAGTCCGAGGACAGTGCGAACCCGACGGGCCTGCATCTCCGACTGCAGGCGGTCAATCATTCCGTACGACGGAAGCTCGCGGCTCTCCAGCCAGTGGACGAAGTCACGAGTGGCGAACCGCACCTTGTGCTGTTCGACGGCGATGACACACTGCGCCTTGCCTGACTTCGGTGCCTCCTTGATGGAGGGGACGTAGTCCTTCGGCGGCGGACCAGCGTTCCTCAGACGGGGCTTCGACACAGCCTTGACGCTAGCTTCGGGAGCGATGTCGTAGAACTTGTCGATGATCAGGGTGCTGTTGCCCCGGTCTCGAAGGTAGTCGGCCAGCACTTCCTGCATCGTGTGTTCCTCTGACATGGTCGTGGTACGACCGCGCAGCTTATCAAGATTCCGCAGCAGGTAGGTGTGCAGCGCCCGCAGGTCGATGGTCACGAGGTCCAGCCGCTTGGCGAGCGAAGCGCCGACCAGCAAGATGGCCATCATGCCGAACCAGAACCGCTCGGCGGACTCCATGTCACCAGCGAGGCGGAGGTAGGTGTCCTTCACCATCTTGTTGACTTCATCGGCGTGCGTGGCGAGGAACTGAGCATAGATCCTGCCAGCGTGGCCGTAGTTCTGGCTCAGGCTCTCGAACAACAGCGTGACTTCCGCACTCGTGCTGGCAGTCTCAGGGACCTCGGTCATCTCGATCTCGAAGGTGCGAACCATGCCCGCGTCCGAGCCGGTGGTCCGTCGGGCCATTGCCTCGAAGATAGACTCGTTCGACGCGACGACCAGCATGGTCTCCCACGTCTGCGCATCGCGCAGGTTGGCGGCGCTGTCGAGGCGCGACTTCTCCCGACCCTGTGTGATCTGGAACGCAAGCGAACAGAAGCCATCGACCGTCGGCTTTCCTCTCAGCTCGTCCCAGTAGGCGGGCAGGTGATTGAGGAACCCGAGCTTCTTGGCGACGGACTTGGGCGTGTCATCGACACTGTTCATCGCGTGAATAGGGGACCCCCACACCGCTTGGCTCAGCTTCAGTACAGAGGACTTTCCCACACCGCTTGCAGTAGAGACCAGCGACAGGATGCCACCTTGAATCCCCACGAATTTCAACAACGGTGCCCCGAACGAAGCTGCAAGGACAGCGGTCAGTGCGGGGTTGTTCTGGTCGGCGATGAACTTGGCGACCTTCTTCCATGCGTCGATCTCCCCGCGAGGCTCATAGAGCTTGGCCAGCGATGCGAACTCGCGCGAAGGCCGCACGTCGTTCCTCACGCGACCGTCAGAGTGAAACACCGTGGGGCTGCAGGCGAAGCCGCTGATCGCATCCCCAGTCTGGATCCAGCCGAGCTGCTCCGTCACGTCTGCGACGCGGCGCGCGCTCTGCAACTTCTTCAACCACGTTGCCATCAGATCTCCGAAAGGCTGAATTTCCTTGGACCGAAGCACCACGCCGTAGGCAGCGAGGGTCTCCACCATCTTCCTGTAGTTCCCGAGGACGCTCATAGGCAGGATGACCGACCACTGCTCGGTGTTCTTGAGCTTCACGTCGAGCATCATGTCGTACATGCCGGTGGCGACCGATCGTACCGGACGGAAGGCCACGGGGATGTGGCTGAACTGCTTGACCCACTCCTTCACGTTGTTGGCCGGGTCGGTCAACATCAGTCGCTCGACGCCGCCCTCGTTCTCGGCGTAGCGCCATCCCGGCGGCAGCCCCATGACGTCCTGCATGCCCTCGTACCCCACCTGCAGCGGGGTCTTGATGAACCCGGAGTGAGGACACTTGGCGCACATTTCAGGCCGGTACATCTCGAAGGTCTTGCACAGCGTCGGGCCAGCGGAGTTCGCCAGCCTCGCCTGCCACTTGGCCTCGCAGGACGACTCGTCGTACTGGGGGTGCTTGCTTGACACACGATGGGCAAAGTCGTCCCCATCGCTGCAGTGCTTGAGGAGCTGGAGCGCGCCGACCCACTCAGGCTCTGAGCAGGCTTCCCCACCCGTGTCCAGAAACCACTTCGACACGGCGCAGTGCTTGACGATCTCGGCGAAGGTCGACGGCTTGTGTTCGGTACGGCTCCCCACACCACCAGTGAACTCAGCGAAGTCGGCGTCGAGCGGCGGCGCGGCGGCGGCGCGCGGCTTACTGGCCGTC